CAGAAAGACCACTTCTTATAATTGATAAAAGCTGCGCTTCTTTCTCTGCAACTGTAGTAATCTTATATGATTCTGAATACCCGTCATTGCTTACAGACGAAACTCCTGTTCCCATCCCAGTAGACTCTTGCTTATAAAGTGCATTTATCAGATCACAGACGGTATTCTGTATCTGCATATGCACCTGCTTCTGAAAGTACGTTGCCGATGCTTCATCATAAACATCTTCAAATTTTCTTGCCCTCATGTGGGTATACACATCCAGCTTTGCAGATGCTTTTTGAAGAAATGCCGGGAATTTATCTACCTGAACATCCGCATAGAGGGAGCTATAATACTCCCAATTAACATATGGCATATTAAGCGCCCTCTCTTTCCTTAGGCAGTTTTGCCTAATAATTTAATTCCTTTCAGCACACCAGCCATCTTGCTGTTTTTAAGTACTGCTCCAGCGATCAACTCGACTTCTCCTGTTTTTACAGCTCCAGGTGCCTGTAAATCTGGAAGGTATGTCTTAAGCATCTTGCTACCATCTACGGAAATTCCGTGGAATGCATCAAGTCCAAGTTTTGCTGCATAAATATCAGTTGTACCATACGCATCTGAACCAGGTGTTGATGTTGAAACAACATCTTCTGTAGTAGAACCGTTGTAATACTGTCCTGCATCCATAAGAATAATTCCATTGTATGTCTCTACAGTTCTACCGAAATCATCCTTATTTCTGTCATAATATCCTGCTCTACGTGCCGCAGACTTCACCTTTGTAAGCATCTTACTGTTCATCATTAACACATCTGGTTTTGCAGCCAATAATGCAATGAATGTATCTAATTCATCAAGCAATGCGTTGTAATTGCTGTCTAATAATGCAGATGTTGAAATGTCAATATCAGTTGTCATCTCGGTTGATTTTCCAGTTAAAATCTTTTTAAGTCCGTCAAAGGTATTAGGTACATATCCTGTACCAGTAGATGCCGATGTTCCATTAATAACCAAATTGTGGAAATAATTTGCTCCCGCTTTTGTTTTCTCTTTGATTTGGAAA